GGGTATACCTATACTCTCAGACGCCAAGTCAGCAGTCTATGTAGATGGTGCAATGATAGACTGGCAGGTCAAGGGTCTGAATGAAGGGTTTGAATTCGTTAACCCTAAAGAGCGTGCAAGGTGTGGTTGTGGTGAATCTTTTATCATGTGAGGCGCTTGACAAGTTCTTTTATCTAGTGTATAATATCACTTAATGGGAAAATATGAACAAAGAAGGCAGACGAGATACTTACTTGAATGGGTTCGTACCTTTTGTTCACTTCTCATACTGACACTCACTATAATAATATTATTCAAACTATGACATATATACTACCGACAATCATTGTTACACTAGCAGCCATTGGGTTGTTATCAAATTTTCTGTTTATCTTTTTTATGGATGATTTAGAGGAGGCAAACAATGGCCTTTGAAGTTCATAAACAAGGGAAACTTGCAGACCAACTCGAAGAGCGGGCATACGAATGGTGTGCCTGGCAGATAGAAGAAACCTTTGGGGTGACAAGGACAAAGAATGAATGGGGCTTTGAAGAACCCATTGAGAATCTTCTGAAAGAGGACCATATTCGTGAAATCGAGGACTACTTAGAGTCTGATGGCATACCTTGGATTGAAGCGTATGTTCGAAGCGCTCTGCAAGGTATTGTGAATAGATGGTATGAGAGTATGGAGGCCAACGAAACATGAGTCTGTTCAAGGCAACGAAGTGGCGTGGCGTTCGTAAGAAAACATCTATTGGAACTCGATGGATTAAGTATTCGAGTATGAATAAATCGAGGAAAAAATCTTTTAAGAAATATCGAGGTCAAGGTCGATAATGTCCAAAGAATTGTCGAAAGAAATTGCGAATTGGATAAAAGAGTATGCAAGTAAGGCTAAGAAAACATCATTAGTCGTTGGCGTTTCTGGTGGCATTGATAGTGCTGTCGTGAGCACTTTGTGTGCAATGACAGGGTTCAATACGATACCTTGTTCTTTGCCAATTGATATGAGAGAGCCTTTACCGAAGGCCGAAAGACCACCACCCGAAGAAGTGATTGACTTGGCAATGGACCATCTCTATTGGTTAGATAGCCACTTTCCAAATATCAACGGCAAAGTCATTAATATGACGAATGTGTTTCGTAGGTTTTGGAAACTGTCGAATCGATTGGATGATAATAGCGAACTAGGGTTTGCAAACTCTCGTGCTAGAATACGAATGATGATGTTGTATCAGATAGCAGCTTCACATAACGGATTGGTGGTTGGTACTGGCAATAAGGTAGAAGATTTTGGAGTCGGCTTCTTTACGAAGTGGGGTGATGGTGGTGTTGATATCTCACCGATTGGCGACTTATATAAAAGCGAAGTTTATGAATTGGGAAAGTCTTTAAACATTCTGAATTCAATTCAAACTGCTACACCTATGGACGGGCTGTGGGATGATGACAGAAGCGATAGTGACCAGTTGGGACTCACATATGACCAATTAGAAAATGCAATGCTATGGGGTAGAGGGTCTCAACACTATGAGAAATATGCAGAGATACGAAAGGCTAATCTACATAAAATGAAATCAACCCCAATATTTAAAAAAGGAGAACTACATGGCAAAAATTAAAGAGTTAGTTGTTAAAGTCCTAAAAGAAGAAGTAAAAATATTTCAATCAAGACTAGAGCGATGGGACGAAGAAGTTGAAGATGGATTATGGAAAACATCAGGCGTAACTGGTCTACAGGCTGCTATTGATGTTATTGAAAGTCGTATTGATGAATTGGAATCTATCGAACAACCAAAAGATGAAGATGAATCAGGAAAAATAACAATAAGAGAAGTTCCATTTGACCAGGATGACAATTAAGTAGAGAGATATTATAAATAGTTATAGATGTAGGTTGTGGCTAAAACTACCATATTCACTAAGAGAACCGGATAACCCCTCTCAATCAGCGTAGTCCTACATCACCCTCGTTATGTACCTTGTGAACAATCTAATAAAGGAGAATAAAAAAGACATGAAAAACTCTTATGTTAAACTTCATAGAGATTTAGACACGCAGATTCAAGCTCTTGAATCTCAACCCCACCCAAACTTATCATTCATCACAGACCTCAAGAAAAAGAAACTTCAACTCAAAGAACACATTGAGTTAGGTACACCTTTGTCTAAGGGTGCTATTAGTAAGTATGATTCAATGATAAAATCGCATAAGGCGACTGAAAAGAATAAAAGGAGACAAAGAAAGATACTTAAACATCAACATGATGAAGCCTTGAGAAAGGCTCTTTCGCAACTGGCGAGTTGATATGAGTACTTCACAAGTATGGTTCTGGCAGCAGAACCAAAGAAGAAAAGAACCTGTTCGTGAAAGCCTTCATTGGAAACAACACGAACCAAATCATGTTCACACAGTTGAGTTTGTTCATCAAAGAGAAATATCTTGTAGTAAAGGTCACAGAACACATTACATGACAATTCGTGAGATTCGTGATACCTATGGGTACAAGATGCCTGGTCAAGTTACATGTGAAATTTGTGGTCAGAAGTATATGTTGATGAACCCTGTGCTTGAAGATTAATGACAGGATATAAAGTCCATAAAGAGTATATTTGGCACTTCACTTGTGTATCTTGTAATGGCTATTGGAGTATTGCAACGATGGATAAGTGGGTGCCTAAAATACAATTCTGTCCACATTGTGGAAAGAAACAAAAGAACGATAGTGAATTAGTAAAGCATGTATAAATAGAAAGACAGCACAACGAGGTGATGTCCGTGGATAAAGAAGTCCTTTTTTAACAACGAAAAAGGAGAGATAATGAGTAATACAATTTTAGAATATGTTTGGCTCGGCGCCAACAATGAATTAAGAAGTAAAACAAAAGTGGTATCAGGTGAGGTATCACTAGTCGCAGAAATGCCTCTATGGTCGTTTGATGGTTCTTCTACGAATCAGGCCCCAGGCAATCATTCAGATTGCATACTTAAACCAGTAAAAGCATATCCCAACCCATTTCATGTGATGACGGTCAACGACTATTATCTTGTGATGTGTGAAGTGATTGATGACGAACACAACAAGCGTGCCTTGATAAAGAGTGATAGTAACACTTATTGGTTTGGTTTTGAACAAGAGTATTTCATCTATCACAAAGGTCGCCCACTTGGTTGGCCTGAAAGTAGTGATGCAATGCCTCAAGGTCCTTACTATTGTGGTGTTGGTGCAGAAAATGTAGCAGGTCGTACTTTTGTTGATGAACATATGCAAGCGTGTCTACATGCTGGTATTCGTATCACAGGTACAAATGCTGAAGTGGCACTAGGTCAATGGGAATATCAAGTCTTTGGTACTGGTCAAAAGGGCGCTGGTGATGATTTATGGATGTCAAGGTATATTCTTGAGCGTCTTGGTGAACAGTTTGGTTTTGTTATCAACTTTGAACCTAAACCTATCGAAGGTGATTGGAATGGTTCAGGTATGCATACAAACTTCTCTACAGACTCAATGAGAACAAACTCATCTATGGGTCATTATATGGATATCTTAAATAAGTTATACAACAACCACGATGAACATATTGCTGTCTATGGTAAAGATAACGATAAACGACTCACAGGTTTACACGAAACTCAAAGTATTGATAAGTTCACATATGGTGAAGGCGATAGAGGCGCAAGTGTAAGAATACCTGTCGAAACTATTGACAATCATTACAAGTCTGGTTATCTTGAAGATAGACGCCCAGCTTCTAATGCAAACCCATATGAAGTAACAAAGAGAATTATCGACACGATAACATAATGACAGACCAGATTGTATCCATTGGAATGGGTTTTACTTTTATCTGTCTTATGATATACTTTGTTGTAGTCTGTGGATTATTAATCTGGTTGCTCATAAAATATCTATTTAATCGCTTGACAAGATTATTAAGTTAGTGTATAATACTCACATCTTAGATGTTGTATTTTTGCAACACCCTGTTGTTCTAATGCAAAAGTCTTATAAATATAAGTGATATGATGCTTATGTGGGATATCAAAGATAATAACTATAATCTAATAGGAGAAAAAAAGTGAAGAAATTTATAATCGCAGCTATGGCTGCATTATTCTCTGCAAATTCATTTGCAGCTATAGCTTTATCGGGTGAGTATACTGGTACTTTAAATGACTCTGGTGTATACACTCAAGATTTAGAAACAACTCTAGTCGGTTCTTCAGCTGCTGGTGCTGTTACTGTAACTCTTGACGAAACAATGGCAGTAGACGACTTATTTGTTGAGTCTACACTTGCTGGTGTTAAGTTTAAGTTAGGTGACTGGTCTGGCACTAGTGCTGACTTCAGCAAACTAAATGCTTCAACTTCTGTAGGACCTGCAACTGTTGGTGTTACACAAGTTTCAGGCGGTGCAACTACTTTTGATGCTGGCATGACAATTGCTGGTGTTAAAGTAAATGTTGAGAACATCACTAATACTGCTCGTTCAACTACTGCTTCGGCAAGTGTTGCTGGGTTTAGTGTTAATGTTGAACATGCAAAAGTTGGTACAGACCATCAACTACAGTTAGACGCTTCAAGAACTATTCTTGCTTCTACTGATGTTAATGGTAATGCAACTGGCGGATGGACTATATCTGTTGACCGTGGACAAAATGCAGCTCGTGATGCATACGAAGATGGCGCAATGGGTGCTTCAATCTCAACTTCAGTTGGTGGAATTGGAACTGTAAAAGGAGAAGTATCTAACTCTAAGACAGATGTTAAAACATACGGACTATCTGTTACTTCAGGAATCTTTACTGGTTCTTGGGATAAAGTAGGTAGTGCAGACGGCTCTTTATCATTAAAGGCTGTTGTCAAATTCTAGGTCGTAAAATATTGGGCCTAGACCCAAATCAATCTTCCATGATATGGTAGTTGATTAGTAGGTTTCCTTATTAGCCTACTTCAAGACCCGATGATTACTCCCATCGGGTCTTTCTTTTTGTCCGCTTTAGAGATTCTCATTCTTATAAGTACTTATGTGCGTCCGTCAGAAACCCTCCTTAGCCAGCTTTAAAACCCGAAATGAGTACAACAGAAGAACTAATGAATATAGATAACCCATGCATGGGTATATGTGAATATAACGAAGATAACCTTTGTATTGGGTGTAAAAGAAACATGAATGAGATATTCGATTGGTATGAATATACAGATGAAGAAGTAGCAGCAATCAATGAAGAACTAAAAACCCGATATGTTAAAGATTACTTCTTTGACTAAGTATAAATAGTTATATACAATTGAATGAGAAATAGATATGGAATGGTTATCACTTATCACAGATGTAGGATTCCCTATATTCGCAGCCTTAGTTGGTGGTTACTTCGTCTTTCTAACACTTAACTTTATTCTCACTGGTGTGTTAGATTCGATTAAACAACAACGCATGTTTGCAATCGCCCTCGACAACAGAGTAAAAACAATGAACAATGAAATAGTTCGCATTGATGTGAAGATGTGTCAAGCGTTCGGTATACAACCTGATTTAGACCGTATCGCTCGTGCAGATGGTCAAAAGGATGCAAGGAAGGATTAATGGAAGTAGCAGAACAACTAGACATTGGTGCATTAGTTAGTCAATATGGATTCCCAATCATCGCCGCATTGGGGTTGGGGTACTTTATCTATTACATATGGCAATGGGTTACTACCGAAGTAGACCCAGTTGTACACGAAAGCCATATGACTCTCATTGCTCTCATAGATAGGATTAGAATGTTAGATAACGACTTGATTCGTTTGAACGCTAAACTAGATATGATTATTCAACGACAAAAAGAAGAAGAAAAGAAAACTAAGAAATAACAAAAAGGTTATATAATGATTTCATTATCAATATACACCGGACACAATGCTTCAGCGTGTGTTATGAAAGACGGTGAAATATTACTGAATTGGGAACTTGAAAGGTTTACTAGAATTAAACACGACTATGGTTATAATCAAGACTTTATAGATAAGACTTTAGAGCATTGTGAACTAACTATAGATGATATTGATGTTGTTCTTATCAACCGTAAGCCTTGGGAAGGACCCCTTAGACAAGCTCCTTGGAAAGTTCCTTCTGTTGTTGAAAAGGAGTCTGTAAAATTTACGATAAATGGCAAAGAAGCATATGTTATTAATCATCATTTATGTCATGTAGCTTCTGCTTATTATACTTCTAGATTTTCTACTGCTACTATTATAACCTATGATGCTGGTGCTAATTATTCACGATTTTCTTATGCAGAAGCTAGAGAAAATAAAATTACACTTTTTAGAGCGCAACTAACTAATAGAGATTCTAGTCCGATACATGATACAGGTGCAAAAGATGTTGCCAGCTGGTGGTCGGGTATTACCATGAACAACTATCGTATGCCTCGAATACATGAAGTTGACCCAGGCTCAGGTGCAGGAAAAATAATGGCACTGGCAGCCTATGGCAAAACAAACCCTAATCTAGAAAAAAAACTCGAAAAGGATTTTGAATTAGGACATCAAGCACATTATACCGACTGGTGGCAAAAATGTGCATATAATGATGACCAAGATTTATCAGATACTACTAGCGAGATTTCACAAAATGTAGCAGCTGCATTACAGAGTATCACACAAAAAGAACTTTCAAAACAATATCAACACATCTATGAGAAACATCCAAATGAGAACTTATGTATTGCAGGCGGTATTGCTCTTAACTGTGTAGCAAACAGCGAGGTAAAAAGTAACTTTAAAAATTTACATTGTCCTCCTTTTCCTAACGATACTGGTCAAGCTATAGGTATGGCACTCTATCATTGGCATCATATACTTGATAATCCAAAATTAAATGATTTCTTTCTACCGTATCTTGGACCAGAATACAAAGATGAGGAAGTCCTAGATTTGCTGAAGGGATATGATTATGAGCCTGTTACGGTTGAGAACTTATCAGAAGTTTTGTGTAGTAGAGATGTTGTTTGTGTATCGAGAGGAAGAAGTGAAAGCGGACCTAGAGCATTAGGTCACCGAAGCATTCTATGTGTTCCTGATACTAAATATGGTAGAGATTATTTAAACGAGAAGATTAAGAAACGAGAATGGTATCGTCCATATGCACCGATTATTCTGGACCATGCTGTTGAGGAGGTCTTAGAACATCAAGTAGCGTCTCCATATATGACTATGAGTGCTACGATTAAGGAAGAATGGAGAGAAAGATTAGATGCTGTAAATCATGTCGACAACTCCACCCGTCCCCAAGTTATAAAATATGAACACGAACCTTTTATCTATGAAGTGTTAGAGCGTGTATATGAAAAAACAGGAATACCAGTTCTATTGAATACCTCTTTTAATTTGCAAGAGCCTATTGTGGAAACTCCAAAAGAAGCATTAAAAACTTTTGAAAAATTTGGATTAGATTATTTGGTGTTACACAATTATTTGGTGAAAAGAAAATGATTGTGGAATTGGGGGCAGCAGTCAGTCATCAAAGTAGAGGGGTGCACCGTCATTGATGACCAACTGTTAGGTGCTGAGTATCGTTAAACATACACCTAATTTTTCGTCTTACCGAGGACGACTTGGGTTTCTGTTCATATGATTTACCGGTCCCAAGATTTGGTGATTAATCTATATTTATATTTTTTCAATATTTCCCTGTTTCCACGACTGATACTCTTTAGACCACTTTGAGTGTTCTTCTAATGTAATATCGTGAACAGACTTGCCTTTGTATTTCTGCAACCAATCATCATAAGTATAGGCTGATTTTAATTTTTCTTTCATTTATTTCTCCACATTAATTTTCGCATGAGAATCACTACCTGGGTTGCCAATTAACCCTACTGGTAAAAAACTAAAGCATAATGAATACCTAGTTAAATCTGATTTACTTTCAGCTATTTTGTGATACACTTCAGATGGAAAAAATATAATCATTCCATTAACTGGTTTAATACTCCAACGGTGACTATTCATCATATTGTGTTCTTCAACCTCTAAGAAAAATCTTCCATGGTCAAAATTTTCAAAAACTATGTCACCTGAATTATCATCAACCTGTAAATAAAGACATCCGCTCCACATATTATTGGCGTGGTCATGAAAGGTTGAACTTTTACCTTTTGTTGATTTCGTAAACCAAGATGTAGTAAATTCAAAATCATTTTTATATCTCATTTGGTTTTTTGCAAATGAATCAAATTCTTTTTTTATAATCAACCTTAAATCTTCAAACATTGGTTCATCTAAAACATTTAAGTTATCAGTTATGCCTACTTTTAGAACTTTAGGCATGTCATAACCTGGATTAGTAATAGTATTAAAATCTTTTTCGTATAAATCCTCAACTACCGATACAATTTTTTTGGTATCAATATCTAACACATTGCCATAAATGGGCTTTGAGTATATGAGGTCTATGAACACTAGTTAATTGTAGGTTTTTCTATTGCAGTAATCTCTGGTCGAGATTTAAGTATGGTTTCCACCATAATATTAAATTCGTTTTCTGTGAGCATTGACTTGTATATTCTCATGGCTTGAGCCATCATAATACCAGCACATGCAAGTGGGTCGTTCTGCCCATCTTCACATAAGTCTACCCACAGTTTTTCAAACTGTCGGCTTAATTCTTCAAAATTCATTTCATTATTTCTCCTTGTAATGGTCTGTTGCTAATTGTATAATCGCATAATGGATAACTTTCATCAAGTCAGCCTTATTATGTCCTTCTTTCTTGCCATATCGTTGAGCATATTTCATAATATTGCCCATACAGAAACCAGTACCATGACCTTGGTCAATAATAATTTCTGTCGCTTGATAGCTCTTTGTTTGAGCATAATGAGAGTTATAGGTTGCCTCAACATATTGTTGTATGTCAGCAAGTATCAAATCTTCACTAAACTTAAAATCAATTCCATTTTTGTTTTTTTCAGCGGCACGAACTGTTTCATTGTAAGTCATTTTTTTAGGCAAAAAATTTCTCCTGTTCTTTAATTTTAAATTTTTGTTTTTGTGTGTAGGACATATCAACATTATCAACTATCTTGCTTCGTATGATTTCTGGGTCCATGCCTAGCATTCTACAATAGTTTACAAACTCAGGATGACGACCGACAATCCAGTCAATAGCATCCATTTTGTCTTTGATATTGTGTGCATTAATACCTGTATAAGCGCAATCTGTAATTGCTTGTTCAATAATCGCTGTGATGAAAGTTTCTTCACCAGACATCATATTTACAACAGGTTCATTTTTCTTTTCTTCACTAATCATAACATTTTTCCTATTTCAATACCAATCCAAAGAATCATAACACCCATAATAGAGTAGCCGCTTTTCATAATGCTATCGTAAGATGCTCTGATTGATTCCATATTTTCGTTGTGTTCTTTTTCCCAATTATTCATTTTAACTCCTTTAGTTTAAGTTTTGCCTCTTCAATCATTTTGACTAGAAGTTCAAGTTCGTCAGCATCATCAAACATTTTAATAAGCTTTTGAATTTGAATGATTGCGTTTATTCTATCAGTTACTTTCATATTTCATCCTTTTTCATCATAATATAAGCATATTATACACTAGTTTAATATCTTTGTGTAAAAACTTATGGTGCCAGTAGCCTACTATTTGGAGTGGAACTGGTATAGTAATTACCAATGTTGTCGATTAACAGAAGATAAAAACACAGCAGCCTTTAAGTCAAGGCGAACATCTAAACAACGGTCGTCTAACACACAACCAGGAACATCGTCCCATTGACCAGACTTCATAATGCCTTTTGCATCTAAAGCCTTGATGTCTGAAACTTTCAAACCGTGTTGTTGTAAGATAGCACGAGCAGATTTATCTGGAACATGGTCAAAATCATCTTGCACAATACCAAAGTGAACAACATCAGCCTTTGAGTCATCAAAACATTGTCGGTCTTTTGAATTAGAGAAGCCAACAAAGTCTGATGCCCAAACAATGTTGTCAACAATATTTCGTAAATCTTTTTTCATATCTTTTTTATCCTTTTTCATCATAATATAAGCATATTATACACTACTTTTGAATGCTTGTGTAACTATTTGGTCGAAAAAGGTTCAACTTATGTTGAATTGAATTCAACTAGACTTTCCTACCTGCTGTATGCAGCTCATCAACAGGCACAACCATGTAAGGACCTTTGTTATATGCAGGAACTACTGTGTATTGTTTACTGATTTCTAGTTTTTCTTTGTGTTTGTGCCAATCAACACCTGTTTTAGACTCTTTAAATTCTGATAGACTAGGAATTTCTTCCGTTTCTCTGACTTTTGGTATAGAGTAAATCTTAACAGACTGATTTTGTATTGAAACTTTGTAATATCCGTCAACATAGTCAACATAATCATCAAAAGTGAGTTGAGCAGAGTGCAAATATCGTTCTCTAAGTCGTTTGTTGTATGCCTTGTGTTCTGACTTTAGTAAAATCCTGCGTTTTTCCGTTAAAACCTTGCGTTTTTGCACTATTTTTTACTCCTTTTAGTCGTTTTTCGAGATTTTCTTTGTTTTTGAGTGTGTTTTCCGTCACGAATTGACTTTTTTGAGTCATCCAACAGCTTTATTGTCTTTTTTTCGCCGTACATTACTACAAAACAGTCTAAAATCAGATTAAAAGAGATGGAAATCGCCTTTTCTATGGATTTTGGATATTTCTCGAATATTCGTACTAAATCATTTTCAATATCCTTCTTGGATATTCGTCCATTATTCATACAAGTATTATACATTAATTCAAACCATCTGTCAAGCGATTATAAATAGTTTAAAGCAATCTTTATTAAGGGAAAAAACAATGTACGAGTATAAATGTAAAATTTTAAAGGTCGTTGATGGTGATACCGTTGATGTTGATATAGATTTGGGTTTTGGCGTCTGGCTTCACAAAGAACGAGTGAGAATTATGGGCATTGATACTCCAGAATCCAGAACAAGTGATAAAGTTGAAAAGGTATTTGGTCTTGCTGCCAAAGAAAGACTAATTTCACTTTTGGGAGAAAATGCTATCTTAGATACACAAGTTAGTAAAAAGGGCGAAGATATGAAAGGTAAGTTTGGTCGTATTCTTGGCAACTTCAGAACAACTACTGGCGAACATTGTGCTGATGTATTGATTAGTGAAGGACACGCTGTTGCATATACCGGCGGTAGTAAAGAGGATGTTCAAGCACAGCATTTGGCAAATAGACAAAGATTGATTGACGAAGGAACGGTTGTTGTTCCTGAAGGACTTTAAGAAGTAATGGCAGCCGTACAACGAAACGGTGATGCTAATAATGGCGGCGGAACAATTAGTTCTACTGCACAGTCAACTGTCTATGCAAATAGTAAGTTAATTTCAGTAAACGGGTCTACAGTTACAACACATCCTGCAGGTGCAGGCGTTCATGCTGGCGCTACAACTGCAAACGGAAGTTCGACTGTGTTTGCTGGTGGGATTGCAATTAATAGGACTGGAGATGCGGACAGTTGTACACACGCCAGAATAGGTGGTTCTGGTGATGTTTTCGTTGGGTAAGATATAAATATTACAAAAGGATGGGAATCTAAATGTCAAGATATGACGCCACACAATCTAATGAAAGCACAAGAAGTTCTAGGATTTTTAAGGACCTCAATTTAGACTTTCAACAAAATACTGCAACAAAAGATATTCAGAAGATTAAAGATATTGAAGCAGTAAAAAGAAGTGTGCGAAATCTAATCAACACCAATCACTACGAAAAGCCTTTTCATCCTGAAATTGGTTCTAATCTAAGAGCAATGTTATTTGAATTAATGTCGCCTCAGATGAATCATTTAATCAGTAAACAAATCGAAAATTTAATTAATAACTATGAGCCAAGATGTAATTTGGTTGAAGTATTTGCACAACCAATGTTTGAAAGAAATGGGTATTCTGTGCAGATATCTTTCATGGTTAACAATCACCAAGAACCAGTAATAGTAGAATCCTTTTTAGAGAGATTAAGATAATATGGCAACCAAACTAGAAATTTCAGAATTAGACTTTGATGGTATCAAAGCAAACTTAAAAACATTTTTATCACAACAAGATGAATTTACAGACTACGACTTCGAAGGTTCTGGTATGTCTGTACTTCTTGATGTACTAGCATATAATACTCACTACCTTGGTTACAATGCAAACATGCTTGCAAACGAAATGTACCTTGATAGTGCAGATTTGCGTTCTAGTGTTGTATCCCTTGCAAAACAAGTTGGTTATACTCCCACAAGTTGCACATCTTCAACGGCCACAATAGATGTATTAGTCAATGATGCTTCTGGCGCTTCTCTCACAATGTCAAGAGGAACCAAGTTTACAACAACAGTTGATGGTCAATCATATAGTTTTGTAAACAACGCTGATGTGAGTATTAACCCAACAGATAGTGTTTATAAGTTTAGTAACTTAGTTGTTTATGAAGGTTCATATTTAAACTACAAATACACAGCAAGTACATCTGATATTGACCAAAGGTTTATTATACCAAACGATAGTGTTGATACAACTACACTAACTGTTAAAGTTCAAGAATCATCTTCTGATGCGACAACGAAAACATGGAAACTGGCAACGGGCATTGAATCGTTAGATTCAACATCTGAGGTCTATTTTCTACAAGAAGTAGAGGGTGGTCGTTTTGAAGTTTACTTTGGTGACGGCGTTTTAGGAAAAGCAATTGCAGACGGCAACATTGTTATATTAGATTACATTAACTGTAACAGAGATGCGCCAAATGGTGCTACAACATTTAGTCTGTCAGGAACAATTGGTGGATTCTCAAGCGCAACGATTACGACAGTTAGTAATGCTTCGGGCGGAACAGGACTTGAATCAATTGCTTCAATTAAATATAATGCACCAAGAGATTATACTGCACAAGACAGGGCGGTTACTGCTGAAGATTACAAGACACTTGTTAAGAGTTTATATGCAAATGCACAGGCAGTTCAAGTTTATGGTGGTGAAGATGCTGAAACTCCTGACTATGGTAAAGTTTATATTTCAATCAAGGCAAAATCAGGCTCTAATCTGACAGTTGCTACAAAAGAAAGTCTTGTAGCAAGTCTTAAATCATATGCTGTCGCTTCAGTAACGCCTGTAATTATAGACCCCGAAACAACCTATATTACACTTGTTGTCAACTTTAAATATAATTCAGGCAAAACAACAAAAGATGTATCTACACTTCAGACGAATGTTTTAACAAAGATTGCAAGTTATAATAACGACACACTAGAGGACTTTGCTGGCATGTTTAGATACTCAAAATTAATAGAGGCAGTTAATGACGCCGATACATCTATTCTAAGTAATATTACAACTGTGAAGATGTACAAGTATGTTACTCCAACATTAAACTCAGGATTAAAGTATACACTTAGTTACAATAATGCATTATATAATCCTCATTCTGGACACAATTCAAGTATGGGTGGTATTATCTCGTCATCTGGTTTCAAGGTAAACAACGACAGCTCAGTAAACGAACATTTTCTTGATGACGATGGTGCTGGTAATTTGAGGTTGTATTATCTGAGCGGAACAACACGAGTATATACAGACACATCTTATGGTACTGTAAACTATACAACGGGCGAGGTTGTTCTTACATCTGCACACATTACTAGTATCTCAAATGTAGACGGTGCGACAAGTACACAGATAAGAGTATTTGCAATACCAAGTTCTAATGACATTGTGCCAGTAAGAAATCAAGTTCTATCTATCGATACATCAAACTCTACAATTACTGGTGAAGTTGATGGTATTGAAAGCGGTAGTTCACAGGCAGGAACAAATTATACGACATCATCTAGTTACTCTTAATCAATGGCAACAAAATACAAAACTAACAAGAGAAAACTATCTTCACTTGTCAAACAACAGGTTCCTCAATATGTCCTAGAGGACCATCCTAAGTTCACAGAATTTCTGTCGTCTTATTTCCTATTCATGGAGTCGGCAGAATTAACTCTGACCGAAATCACAGAAGTAGATAACATACTTTTAGAAACTGAAGGAACAGCAACCAACTACTTACTATTAAATCAAACAGATAAAAATGGTTTAGATGCTGGTGGTCAGATTGTCGAAGAATCAAATTCAATCACAAGTTCTTTTGCAAAAGGCGAAACGATTACAGGTTCTTCATCTGGTGCTACTTCAACAATTCTTGCCGAAGATATAAC